AAAGTGTTACAAAGTGGGCAAGTGAAGCAATACGTATTCCATACAGAAATCCTTTAAGTGGCAAAATGACAATTTATGTTCCAGATTTTTTTATTGTGTATGTTGACAAAACTGGAAAACAGCAAGTTGAACTAATCGAAGTTAAACCTAGCAATCATACCCACAAAGAAAGTCTAGGAAATAGCAGGCATAACAAATTACATTATGTTGTTAATCAAGCCAAATGGGCCGCAGCTAAAGCATACTGTAAACAAAAAGGCATGGTGTTTCGTGTAATTAACGAAGGAGATATTTTCCATCAGGGTAAAAAACGATGAATGTATTATTTGTTCATATACCTAAAACTGCTGGTGGTAGCATATATCGCTGGTGGAATACAAATCTAGCAGATAGCAAATTTCAGTTAATTAGAAATAAACATCTAACAGCATCAGATGCTACACAGCAATATGATACAAGTTTTACAGTTACAAGAAATACATACAATAAACTAATAAGTTTATATGTATTTCAAGAACACAAGTGTTATCAAAAAATAAGAAAAAATTATAAAATAAATTTTTATAACAATATACTCGATGCTTGGAACAAAGGTATTGTTTATTATTTACAATATGCAATCGATAATGAATTTAATGGAGTAAAATCTCAAGTTGAATATATTCAAGGTGTAGAACATATATTGTCTACAGAAAATTTAAAAGAAGATTTTAAATTAATACAACAATGGTCAAACTGTAATACTCCATTAGAAAAAAATGTCCATGTAGGTCAATACAATAAAGATAATTTTTTGACCAAAGATTACGTAAGATTTATTGAAAAAAATTTCGAAGAAGAAATAGAATTATTTAACTACAAACCATATTGATAAATAATAGTAGCATATAATGGAAACTACTATGACAAAAAAACTTGAAGAAATGTTAAACCTGCCAGACAACAAAGATATTGTTGAACCAAAACTTGACAAAAAAGAAACTGCTATTGTCGAACAAGAAGATACCTTTAGAGACATTGCAGAATTAGATAAAATATCAAGTGCATTGCCAGCTGTAAAAGGACTAGGCGAACTAGCTGACAAAGAACTCAACGAAGTAGCAGACAAAGCAATGAGTGCATATGAAGATTTAATGGATCTTGGTATGAACGTAGAAGCACGTTATAGCGGCAGAGTATTTGAAGTTGCAGGCGGTATGCTTAAAACTAGTCTAGACGCAAAAGTTGCTAAACTAGATAAAAAACTTAAAATGGTTGAACTACAACTTAAAAAAGAAAAAATGGATCGCGATAGTGGCAATTCAGACGGCGACCTGGTCAACGGAGAAGGGTATGTTGTTACAGATAGAAATAGTCTTTTAGAGCGTCTAAAAGGACTAGATAAAGATAAATAATAATAATAACAGGATCCAATAACTATGAAAACATTTACTGAATACTTGAATGAATCAAAGAAAGTCTATTCTTTTAAGGTAGGCGTTGCAGGCGAACTGCCTGAAAGTTTTGCTGACATGATGGAAACAGCATTACAAAAATATGGTGTAAGCAAAATGACTGCCGGAAAAAGAACACCAATACAAGAACGTCCATTAGACTTTCCGCAATTAGAAAACTGCAACGTAACATATTACGAAGTAGATTTAACATACCCAACTACTGTACAAGTATTACAAGAATATATTGGACAATGCTGCGGTGTAAAACAAAGTCATGTTATAGTTAGAAATCCAAATGAACCTCAAGAATTATATCAACAAGAATCAACAGATGCAGAATATGTTGCAAAACTAACTGTCGAAGATATGGGCGGCGAAAGTGCTCAAGATGCTGTTGGTACAAATAAAGTAATGGATCTGTTAAAAGAATTAGAATCTGCACGTAAAGAACGCAGCAACGATTATGTTGGTGATGCTCCAGTTGGTGAGAGCAAAGACATTGGCGATGTAGAAAATACAAAAAGTCCAATAGGAGCATAACATGAAAATTAATGAAGTAACACAAAGAACAATAGTTAACGAAGTAACTGCTGACGAATTACGTGCAGGTTTACAAAGCAGATTAAGCTCAAGAGATTACGAACGCACTATGAGTTGGATTGAAAACGATTTTAACAATCTTGCAACGCAAGCAGATGTAGATCGTTTTGTTGCTGATGCAGCAGCAGAAAGAGATAATTTTTGGCAGATGCCGTATGCACGAAATGCAAGAGATGCAATTTTTGCTTTAAACTCAGGTGCAGGCCGCACGGATGACACGCCAACTGGCGAAGAGCCTATTGTTCCGTTGGATACAGTAACACCAACTGGCGGATTACCTCCAGGACATGTTATACCTAGACCAAGTGGTGTAGCCGGTGGCTCGTGGGATAGACGTTATGGCGAAACACACAATCCAGACGGCTCACCAAAAGATGCACCGGAACCAGCACCAGAACCAGCACCGGAACCAGCACCAGAACCAGCACCAGCGCCAGCACCAGGCGGAACACCAGTAAGACAAGATCCAGAAGCAGGTGATGGTCCAGAACCTTCGCAACCAGCAGGAAATAACTTTACATTGTCAGGTAACCTGCGCAGAGGTAGCAGAGGCGAAGAAGTAAGAAGATTACAAACAGCACTTGGTATGACAGGCACAGCAGTTGATGGTATATTTGGACCAAACACAGAACGTGCTGTAAGAACATTCCAGCAAAATCAAGGTTTACAAGTTGACGGTATAGTAGGAGCGCAAACATTGGCAGCAATACAAAGAACTAGAGAAAATCCATCTGCTCCGAGAAACGTAGCACCTGGTCAAATCCAAAATCAAAGCAAAGAACACACTGGCAGTGCATTAAGCGAAGGTGCAAGAATTGCAGAATTAGCAGGTACAAAAAAGACTATTAATGAAGCAAGCATTAGTATTAATGGTGCTGATGCAAGTGAAGTATCTGAAATACTTCGTATGATGCAACTAGCAGGTGCACCTGGTGCAAAAACTGTTGATGCAACAGATATTAATCCAGGTCCTAAGCCTTGCCCAATTTGTGGCAAGATTCACGGTCCTATGCCTACGCCAGGCGGGTGCGGTATGTCAGCACCAGAAGGACCATCAGAGCCAAGCATGGGCGACATGATTAATATGATTAGCAAAGAAGAAGAAGAAATAGATGGCGATTTCCAAGATGCTTCAACTGAGCCAGATGAAGAATACATGAACGATGTGAGCGCAAGTATTCCAAGTGGTAATGATTTGCATAAAGAAAAGGATGCATATCCACCAGTTAACGGCGGCGACAATCCTATGAAGATCAAAGAGCAACTAATGAAAGCTCTAGCAGAAAAGAAAGCAAAGCCAGACTTTTTAGACGTTGACAAGGATGGTAACAAAAAAGAGCCAATGAAAAAAGCTCTCAAAGATAAAAAGAAAAATAAGTAATAAAAAATTACAATTCAATAGCGCCTTCGGGCGCTATTTTTGCGGATAAATATTTTTATGTCAAAGTCATTAGATGGTGTTTTAACCAAAAAAGCCAACCAAAAAGAAACCTATACAGAAGCACAAATACAAGATTTGTTATTGTGTATGGATCCTGATACTGGGTATTTGCATTTTGCAAGACACTTTGCTCACATACAGCATCCTGTAAAAGGCAAACTGTTGTTCGAACCGTTTGAATATCAGTTAGGACTAATGCACAGTTATCACAACTATCGCTTTAACATTAACATGATGCCTAGACAAACAGGCAAAACCACCTGTGCTAGTATCTATCTAGCATGGTACGCAATGTTTAAACCAGACCAAACTATTCTAATTGCTGCACACAAGTACACAGGTGCTCAAGAGATTATGCAACGTATTCGATATGTTTACGAATTATGTCCTGACCATATTAGAGCAGGTGTTACATCATATAATAAAGGTAGCATGGAGTTTGAAAATGGTAGTAGAATATTAAGTCAGACAACTACAGGAACTACCGGACGTGGTCTTTCTATCTCACTACTATACTGTGACGAGTTTGCATTTGTGCAACCAAACATTGCTGAAGAGTTTTGGACATCAATATCTCCTACACTAGCAACTGGTGGTAGAGCTATTATTACAAGCACACCAAACTCGGATGAAGATACCTTTGCAACTATTTGGAAACAAGCAGAGCAAAAGTTTGACGAATATGGCAACGAAAGTGAAATAGGCATAAACGGATTTCACAGTTTTATTGCACACTGGAGTGAACATCCGGATCGCGACGAAGAGTGGAAAAAAGAAGAAATTGGTCGTATTGGTGAAGAAAAGTTCCGTCGTGAATATGGATGCGAATTCTTAATCTTTGACGAAACATTAATCAACAGTCTTAAACTTGCTGTAATAGAAGGCATTAATCCTATAATGAATATGGGGCAAGTACGTTGGTATAAAAAACCAGATCCGAAATATAACTATGTAATTGGGCTTGATCCTAGTATGGGCACAGGCGGAGATAATGCTGCAATACAAATTATAGAACTTCCTACATATGAACAAGCAGGTGAATGGCAACATAACATGACTGCTATACCCGGACAAATACGTGTACTACGAGACATATGTACATATATTACTGAAGTTACAAATGGGCAAAGTAATATATACTGGAGCGTTGAAAACAATGGTATTGGTGAAGCAGCATTACTAGTAATACAGGATTTTGGTGAAGAAAATATACCAGGTTTGTTTATTAGCGAACCAATGAAAAAAGGACACGTTAGAAAATTCCGCAAAGGATTTAATACTACACACAGCAGCAAAACTACAAGTTGTGCTAGATTAAAAACTATGGTTGAAAATGATAAATTAATTATACGAAGTAAAGCACTAGTAAGTGAACTAAAAGCATTTATTGCAAGTGCAAGCAGTTTTCAAGCAAAGCCCGGACATAGCGACGATTTAATTAGTGCATTGATTTTAACTCTTAGAATGATGACTGTTATGAAAGACTGGGATCCTACTGTATACGATACATTTAGTCAAATCGAAGCAGATGACGATTACGAGTTACCAATGCCTATCTTCGTTAGTAGCAATTATTGATAAATACTTTATCATGAAAAACTTAAATACCATAGCAGAACAACTATTTAATGAAATTAGAGGACGCTTTCCTAGTGTAGAATTAGGAGACACCGAAGGTAATATTACCAATGAGCCAATGTTAGCTCGTTTCTTTGACTTTGATTTTGAAAGCAATGGTGAAAAATTAGGCAAAGTTAGTGTTAGTCTTGATGAAGACGATGGCGTAGTAGTAATGTTTAACAAAGACTTTGTACAAGAAAACTACGGTAGTAGTAAAACAGACTGGTACGGGTTTTTAAAAAATATTAGATCTTTCTCTAAAAAAAGATTATTAAATTTTGAAGTTAGAGACATTAACAGAACTAATTTAACAAAAAGAGATTATAAATTTTTAGCAACAAATCGTCGCGGAGAACAAACAATGGCTGAATCAAAAATGTATGGAAATGCTAAGAAAAGTTTCCAAAAAATAGGTAATGCAAAGTTATCCATTAAACACACTGGTGCTATCGAAGAAGGTAGCAATCGTACACAAAAAATCGGTGCTATCTATATAGAAAATGCTGATGGTGAAAGATTTAAATATCCTTTCAAACATTTAAGCGGTGCTAGAGCATTAGCTGTACATGTTAGTGAAGGCGGCAATCCATATGACGATTTTGGTAAACACATTACAGGGCTAAGTGAAGAACTATCTAATCTCCGCAAGTTTAAACAGTATATGGCTCGTAGTAGTGTTATGGCAGAAAGTTTATCACAACACATGGGCGTTGTTAGTGAGCGTATTGTTGCTGTTAAAAAAGAAATTCAAAATCTCCAAAAGCCATCATATTACACACAAGCATTTGAAGAGTTTGTACCTATTGAAGATACAGAAGTTCCTGAAGAAATTTCAAACAACTGGATCGACCAATTGACTGTTAAACAATTCAATGAAGAATTAAAAGATGTATTTCCATATATTTACAATTTAGTAAGCGAAACTACAAAGGCAAAAGAATTAAACTTTGATGATATTATTGCAGAAGAAGTACAAGACTTTATAAATTACGAAGTACAACCGGGCGATACTATTTCAAGTATTGCTCAAAGTTTAAACGACGAAGGCATTGAAACAACTGTTGATCAAATTATGATAGATAATAAAAGTGTAGTTGATTCAAAAGGCAACGTAAATGCAGGCACAATACTCAAAGTCAGAGAACAAAGTTTAGCACCTGCAACAAGTCCACGTCCACAAGAAAGACCGGTTAACATCGGCGCTGGTGGCACAAGAGAAATAGCACCAAACGGACAAGCAACTGGTAGCACCAGAGGCATTGATCCTGCACTCAACTATGGCGAAAGCATTGACAGAGCTATTGACAAATTAATGGGACAATTTAGCGAAGCTGATGCAGGTAAAATCGATCGCAACGGCGATGGCAAAAACGATTGGGAAGATGTAAAACTTGCTCGTATGGCCGCTGCGGCAGCAGCACAAGACGACGATGACGAAGAAACAAATGAATCAAAAATTTCACTAGGCGAATTTATACTAAGTTACTTTGATAGAGAATCGGGACAATTTCCAAAAGGTCCTACTGCAATTTTAACTATGGTAGAAAAAGAATACGGCGATCATTATGTAAGGCCAGCACAGAAGTTTATAGAACGCATCAATCAAAGAGTAGCTGAAGTAATGGGCTACAAAGAGGCCGAACCTGAACTCGAAGAAAATCCAGAACTAGATAGAATATCATCGTTAGCCGGTTTAAGGTAATCGGCTAACTATAATAAATCTTTCAAGAAAACACTTGACAAGATAAATAAACTTGTGTAGTATATAAATTGTGCTACACATACTAAGGCACAACAGCACATAGGCATAACATTATAGGAGGCATAACTATGGCATCATTAGCAGAAATCCGAGCAAAGCTCAAAGAACAAGAATCACGCACAAGTGGCAACAGTAACACTGGCGGCGGTGACAACGCAATTTACCCATTTTGGAATATTAAAGAAGGCGAAAGTGCAACTTTCCGCTTCCTTCCTGATGGCAATCCAGATAACACATTTTTCTGGGCAGAACGTTTGATGATCAAACTTCCGTTTGCAGGTGTTAAGGGCGAAACCGATAGTCGTCCAGTACAAGTACAAGTTCCATGTATGGAAATGTATGGCGAATCTTGCCCAATTCTACAAGAAGTCCGCGGCTGGTTTAAAGACGCAAGTCTCGAAGACATGGGTCGTAAATACTGGAAAAAACGTTCGTATGTATTCCAAGGGTTTGTAACAGACAATCCGTTAACTACAGATGAAGCACCAGCGAATCCAATTCGACGCTTTATTATTGGTCCACAAATCTTCCAAATTATCAAGGCAGCACTGATGGATCCAGACATGGAAGAATTGCCAACAGATTATACTGCTGGTGTAGACTTCCGTCTTAACAAAACATCTAAAGGCGGCTATGCTGACTATGGCACATCAAACTGGGCACGTAGAGAGCGTCCACTTGGTGATGCAGAAATGAAAGCGGTTAACGAAAACGGTTTGTTTAATCTTAGCGATTTCCTTCCTAAAAAGCCAAGTGATGTTGAAGTTAAAGTATTAACTGAAATGTTTGAAGCAAGTGTTGATGGCGAAGCATATGATGCAGATCGTTGGAGCCAGTACTTCCGTCCAGCAGGTCTTGCAGCACGTACAGGCGATCCAAATAAACAAGCATCTGCTCCAGCAGCAGCACCGGTTGCTGAAACTGTAAATGATACAGGATGGAAAGACGTAGCGCCTGCTCCAGAAGCAACTCCTGAACCTACTCCTGCACCAGCAGCAGCACCTGTAGAAAACGCAGGCGGCGGAGCGCAAGACATTCTTGCAATGATTCGTTCACGTCAAAACGGTTAATAAAGAAAACAACACCCCCCAGGCTTGCATAGCAGCTCAATACCGGGGGGTTACTTTCCAGCTTTTTATAGGAGAAACAAATGGCATCAAAGGCATTCGATCCAACGAAGTTTCGAAACTCGTTGACAAAAAGTATTACAGGTATGAGCAGCGGGTTTAATGATCCAACTGACTGGATTAGTACCGGCAACTATGCTCTAAATTATCTACTAAGTGGCGACTTCCGCAAAGGTATTCCACTTGGTAAAGTAAGTGTTTTCGCTGGTGAATCAGGCGCAGGCAAATCGTATATTGTATCAGGTAACATTGTAAAGTATGCACAAGAACAAGGTATCTTTGTTGTACTAATCGACAGTGAAAATGCACTTGACGAAAGTTGGCTGCAAGCATTGGGTGTAGATACATCACCTGAAAAGATTCTTAAACTTAACATGGCAATGATTGATGACGTAGCAAAAACTATTTCAACATTCATGGCAGATTACAAAGCAATGAACGAAGAAGATCGTCCTAAAGTATTGTTTGTAGTTGACTCACTCGGCATGTTAATGTCGCCGACCGAGCTTGATCAGTTTGACAAAGGTGATCTAAAGGGCGACTTTGGTCGTAAAGCAAAAGCACTCAAAGCACTTGTAACAAACTGTGTAAACATGTTTGGTAGCTATAACGTAGGTATGTGTGTTACTAACCACACATATGCATCGCAAGATATGTTTGATCCAGATGATAAGATTTCGGGTGGTTCGGGTTTTGTGTATGCAAGTTCAATGGTTGTTGCTATGAAGAAACTTAAACTTAAAGTAGATGCAGACGGCAACAAAACATCGCAAGTACATGGTATTCGTGCAGCCTGTAAGGTAATGAAAACACGCTATGCAAAACCGTTTGAAGGTGTGCAAGTAGAGATTCCATATGAAACAGGTATGGATCCGTATAGTGGTTTGTTTGATATGTTTGAATCAAAAGGCTTGTTAGAAAAGCAAGGCAACCGTTACAAGTATATTACAAGCGATGGTGAAGAAATTCTCGAATTCCGTAAACGTTGGACCGGCGATCTTCTTGAAAGAGTAATTGAAGATCTTCCTGCAAAAGAAGAGCAATTGCTAAATATCGCTAGAGAGGCAGAAGCCGCTGCTAGAGCAGCAGAATTGGCAGACGCCGAAGAAACAATTGTTAACGAGGAAGTTACTGAGAATGAATGATGAGTTCTTTGCCGATATATGGATGTTATTCAAAGAATATTTTGATAAAAAGCACATTGACTTAGCAGCAGAAAAGTATGTAGATGTTTTAATTGATTATGGTCTCGATGATACTAGACTAACTGATCTATTAGGCTCAGACAAGCATCTTGATAGTGCTATTCAATATTATCTTGAAATGGATGAAGAAGATAACGAAGAGTGGGATGAGTAATGGGATGGTACAGTCGGGTTAGTCGTGATATCGCGGAGATCCCTTCGGCAATACAATACTTTGAAACTGAGCTGTTAACGGCAAAGAATGAATGCAAAATAAGCGGCAGTATTGAAAAAGCTGCCGCTCAAATGCCAGGCATTGTTGAACATCGTTTTAACCAGCTACAAGAAATCGAAGCTATTCTCGAATACTTGAACATTGAGCTACGTAGGTTACGTAGCTCATTTTTTAAGAAATATCTTGAAAATTATCAACGAGCTCTGTCAAGCCGCGACGTTGAAAAATACGTTGACGGTGAGGCAGACGTTGTTGACTATGAAAAGATTATCAACGAGTTTGCCCTGCTGCGTAACAAATGGCTAGGTGTACTCAAGGCACTTGATCAAAAGCAATGGCAGATAACTAATATTGTAAAGCTAAGAGTAGCTGGTATGGAAGATGCATCATTATAAGGAAATAAAATGGCTGGATTTAAATCAGATAAAACACAAAAATTTAGAACAATATGCGAAGTACACAGAGAAATATATGATCTAGTCAACAAACATTTTCCTGACAACGTAGTTAAAAATGATGTAGAAAGCAAACTTGAAGAAGCATTCTTAATGGCTAAAAAAATGAATGCAAAGTTACGTCAGTATAAACATAACTATGACGACGGATGGTGGGAAAAAGAAAGCGAAGAAATGCGTCAAGAAAAGCATACACTTCGCAACGAAAGAAATAAAAAATGATAGAAACAGATCTTTTTCAAAATTGGCATGTTCTAAAAGGCGATAGTACACTTTCTAGAGCTATTAATAAAGCAAGGGTAACTGACATTTTAGATTACCAAAAAGATCAGCTTGATGTTGCATTTAATTACTGTAAAAAATTTAGACACGCAATTGATGTAGGTGCAAATTATGGACTAATGAGCTACAATATGTCTAAAAAGTTTAAAAAAGTATCTAGCTTTGAAATTGTTCCAGAAGTAAACGAATGTTTTAAAATGAATGTAAAACAGTTTGATCTTAAAAATGTTGACATATACGACTGCGGATTAGGAAATCAAGAAGAATTAGTTTCATTGAATTTTGATCCTAACAAAACATTTAGTACACATGTTGATACTACTTCTACAGGAAACATTAAAGTAAAAACTTTAGATTCTTTCAAGTTTGAAAATATTGATTTTATTAAAATAGATGCCGAAGGGTATGAAACCTTTATTATACAAGGTGCTATTAACACTATTGTAAAATATAAACCTGTAATATTGTACGAGCGTAAAGGACACTCTGCAAGATACAAACAAGAAAAAAATTCTGTATTAGATATTTTAAAAGAATACGGATATAAAGAATTAGAACATATAGGAAGCAAAAATGCTTTAATAGGTGTAGTATGAAAAAAGTATACAAATACTGGATGCCAGATACTGATAATCATTTTGAACGCCTAATCGCAAAACGTATTAAAAACGGTGGCCCTGCGGAGTATCAAGATGATACCAGGGACGAAGCCTATAAGTATGTAACAGATTTTAATATAGCAGTAGACGTAGGTGCAAATGTTGGTTTATGGTCGAAACCACTAACTAAAGTTTTTAATCATGTTATTTCTTTTGAACCTTTAGAACAAGTATATTCGTGTCTAGAACGTAATGTGCAAGGACTTAATATAGAAATACACAAACATGCTTTGGGCAGTGTAAATGATAAAGTTGAAATGGTATACGATGCAGAAAATACTGGCAGTAGTTATGTAAGTGAAATTGGACAAGGCAGCATCGACATTAAACGTCTAGATGACTTAGATTTACCTAAATTTGGTTTGTTAAAGATTGATTGTGAAGGTCATGAACTCGAAGTAATCAAAGGCGGTGAACAAACTATACTCAAGTATAACCCTATTATTGTAGTTGAACAACACCCTGAATCCGAGTACTGTGCTGCTACCTATCTACAAAAGATGGGTGCAAAAGAAATAACCAACGTCAGAAAAGATTATATATTCGGATGGTAATATGTCGTTAACTATTGTAAGTACATTTAGCCCAAAAAATTATAAAGAATACGCCAAATTTTTTGTAGAAAGTGCAAAAAAATATATCGATAACAATATAAAAGTCGTGTTGTATACAGATGTACCAATGGAATTTTCTAAAAGCAATTTTCATAATTTGATTTTAGGAGAATGTTCTCCCGAACTTTGTGCTTTCAAGGATCGAAATAAAGATAAATTAGTAAAACAAGGAACAAAAGGTTTTTTAACTGATGCTGTACGTTTTAGTCATAAAAGCTATTGTATAATACATGCTGCAAGAACTTGTACTACTGACAAACTTGTTTGGTTAGATGCCGATACTGAAATTATTGACTATGTAAACGAAAACTATTTTACAAATTTTTTACCAGAAAATAACTTTGTTAGTTTTTTAGGAAGACCTGATAGATATACTGAAACAGGATGGTTAGCGTTTGACATGACTAATAAATGGTCTAAAGAATATTTTGATCTATGGGAATGGTACTATAATACCGATGAGATATATAATTTACCTGCACAACTAGATTGTCATGTGTTTGACAAAGTAACACAACAATTTATAATTGAACGTAAAATTAATGGTGCAAATATAACACCGACTGGTATAAAAAAACAACATTTTAACAGGACCTTTATTGGAAAAATGACTCACTATAAAGGCAATGACAAAGAAGATAGAGATTCAAATTATATAGCAGCAAAACATAGAGCTAAAATACATGCAAAAACTAATACTAACAGGACATAAAGGATTTATTGGCAGTCATTATTTAGAATATGCTAATAACGATAATACTGTAGAAGTTGTCAAAACGTTTGACAAAAGAGACAACGAAGATCTTTGCAATCCAAGGGTTGCATACGATAGTCCTGACTGCGATGTGCTAGTACATATGGCTGCTACTAATGGAACAAGACTCTTTTATGAGCAGCCGACCGAAGTAGCAACAAACAACACCCTGCCAACTTTTAATTTAGTACACAGATATCAAAATACAAATACAAAAATTGTTTTTACAAGTACCTGTGAAATTTTCAACGGAGCAATAGATGCCGGTTATTACCCTGTGCCAACTGATGAGCAAGTACCAGTTATGTTTAACGACATTACAAATCCGAGATGGAGTTATAGCATTCCGAAAGCTCTCGGTGAAAATCTAGTTGCTAATTGCGGCGCACCTTGGTTAGTTATACGTTACTTTAATGTATACGGCCCAGGACAAATAGATCATTTTATTAATGAGTTTGTAGAACGTTGCAAACAGGGCGAATACTATATCAAAGGCGACGATACTAGAAGTTTTTGTTATATAGATAATGCTATCGAAATGACACATGCTTTGGTTAAAAATCACAACGGATATATTGTAAATGTTGGCAACCAAGAAGAAGTTAAAATTAGTATAGTAGCAAAACTAATAATGGGCATAATGGGCATCAACCCTGACAAACTAGAAGTGAGACCGGGTCCTGTAGGCAGTGCAAAAAGACGTTGCCCAGATACAACACTTGTTAGAGAGCTAACAGGGTTTACAGACTATACACCGTTGCAAGACGGGTTAAGAAAAACAATAGAAAGTTTACTATGAAGTTAGGCATTATAGGATTAGGTGCAGTAGGAACAGCAAACAAAGACGGGTTTGAATACTTGTGCCACAGTGTTGTTGTACACGATATTAAATTAGATACAACTATTCAAGATATATTAGATACAGAAATAGCATTTCTGTGTGTGCCTACTCCTCAAGCAGACGACGGAAGTTGTGACACTAGCATTATTGAAAGTGTTATTAAAGAATTAAATCTTTACAATTATAAAGGTATTGTTGCCATTCGTAGCACAGTTGTTCCGGGTTTTACACAACGCATGATTGATACATATAGAAATTTAACAATATGTTTTGTTCCGGAATTTTTACGTGAGCGTTGTGCTGCTGACGATTTTATCAACAACCATAAATTGCTTGCTATAGGTACACATGATATTTGGGTATATCATAAACTTGTTAAAGCGCATGGCGAGTTACCGGAACACACAGAACACCTAACACCTAACGAAGCAGAAGTTTTAAAATATTATAACAATGTATATGCTGCGTTGCGTGTCACATTTGCAAACGTTATGTACGAAATTTGTGAAAAGTTAGATTGCGATTATACAACAATTAAAAATGCCTATGTAAAGACAGGCAAAGCAATTGATATGTATTTAGATGTTAATCCAAGTTTGCGCGGCTACGGAGGCATGTGTTTACCTAAAGATACACAAGCTATTGCTAGTTTAATAAACGAACTTGGGTTAGACTTAGAGTTAATTAAAAGTATACACCACGATAACAGTAAATTTAAAAAGACTGTATTTAACGGAATGAGAGAATGACAAATAGCCAAGCATTTCAAGATCTTTTTGCATATC